GGACACGGGCGTTAATCCTTCCTGTACGCGAAATGGACCTTAAACCGTTAAAACCAAACATGGTATCACTTCAAAATCGAGATCCTTTAGAAGAAGGGACGGTACTCAAAAAACCAAGACCTTATAAAAAAAAGAAGAGTGCATAATGGAAATTATCGTTCGGCGCGGCAAACATAACGAAGGAACACGCGAAGAATACACCGATAGAAATCCTAAATACAGAAAGAAGTTTCACGAAACACAGGAAGAACTTGAAAGACTGGACCCTCAAAAACTTGCACCTCTTCGACGGTTTGCTATCAAGAAATCAAGGTTTCAGGACAAATCGCCCGAAAGTATCGCCGAGGCTGCCGCGATTCGCAATCTAATGGAGCATATTATTAATGATTAAGAGGTAAATAGATATGCCGCTTACAAAAAAAGAATCTAAAGTACTTGCCGCGATGAAAAAGCAATACGGTGCCAAAAAAGGAAAACAAGTCTTCTATGCATCAGTAGCAAAAGGAAATCTAGGTGCTGCCTCTAAGCACCGTCACAAACGAAAGAAGGCGAAATAATGGCTAAGAAAAAACCTAAGGGCGGGCCCGAAGAATATAGAAAAGGGATGTCGGGTCGTAAGATTAAAAGCAAAGGCAAAGGCCGCGGTCTCGGAAGAGGCAAAGGAATGGGACCTATGGGGAAACCGCGGGGAGCGTAATGGCTGACGAAAAAGCGACAAAATTAATCGAAGAATTTCATCAGCTCAAACATCGACGAAATAACTGGGAGGATGTTTGGACTGAGATTCAAGAAAATGTTATACCGCGAAGAACCGGATTTGAGACGGCGACTCCGCAAAGAGGCAAACGACACGATAGTAAAATATATGACGGTTCGCCTCTTGGCGCGCTTATCTTGATGGCACAAGGCTTCCAGGGCTATCAATTATCTCCTTCTTACCGCTGGGCGAGAATTAAAAGTGTTTTTGAGCCTCTTATGATAATGAGAGACGTGCGATTATGGTTAGCAAAAGTCGGAGATATTCTTTTTTCTCTTCTCAGCCGCAGCAACTTTTACCGGGAAATGCACGAGTATATCATGGACGCCGGTAGTTTCGGTACTGCCACGTTGTTTATTTCTGAAGACATCAAGAATGCCAGGGTATGGTTTCAGACGCGTCATCCCCGGGAAATCTATATTGCTGAAGACGAAAACGAAGTAGTGAATGTTATATTTCGGCATACCGAAATGACTTATAAGCAAATGCTTGAAGCGTTTGATGAAGATATCCTACACAAAGACATTCAAAGCGGATATGACCAAAATCCGTATGATACTACGATGCTGCTTCATGTTGTAAAACCAAACGAACGATATAATCCGGATAAGACAGATTCAAAATCCATGAAGTTTGAAAGCACTTATATTGATATCGTAAATGAAATGATAATTCGCGAAAGCGGATTTAATGAAAATCCTTATGCGGTATGGCGATTCTATAAGAATAGTGATGAGGAATATGGCCGATCTCCTGCATGGGATGCGCTCGGCGATATTAAGGCGATTCATCAATATTCAAAGACAAATACAACCACGGCGCAATTGCTTGCAAATCCGCCTTTGGAAATACCGGATGATAGGCGAGGACTTGTGATATATAAGCCGGGAGCGCATAACTATTATGAGGATCCTGAGCGAGGCGTTAAATTGATGCAAACTGCTTCTGCTTCTGCATATCATGTCGGATTTGATAGAGAGAACCAGGTGCGGGAAGCAATCGAGCGAGCCTTTTACGTGCCTTTCTTCTTGATGATGGCCAACGCGGAAAAACAAATGACGGCTACAGAGATCATGCGGAGAGATGAAGAGAAAGCCGTTATTTTAGGACCGATGATTACCGGATTGAATCACGATACACTCAATCCGATGTTTGATAGACTATTTGATATTGCCTGGCGCGCCGGTTGGCTACCACCTCCTCCGGAAATATTGCTGCGAGCAGGTGGAAAATTGGAAATTGATTATATGGGCCCCCTTGCGCAAGCGCAGAGAAGACACTTCTATTCAGAACCGTATCGAGGAGGTATGGTAGATTTAAGCGGCGTAGTGCAATTAGATCAAATGATTCTTGATAATTTCAACTGGGATTATGTAGCGAAAGAAATTGTGCGAGCGAACAATTGGCCAGAAGAAGCGATTAATTCTGAGCGAGTAGTTGCCGAGATTCGCAGATTGCGGCGACAAGCACAAGAGGATGCAAAACAGCAAGCAATGCTAGAAACAATGGGCAAGGCTGCTCCGGGCTTAAATGAACCGGTAAAGGAAGAGTCATTGTTAAAAAATATAGGGAAGCAAGCAGTTGAAGCAACCAGATAAATTTAGAGAAGATGCAAGAATATTGAGAGGGACTTTTGGAAGCGTAGGAGGACAAAAAGTTTTATTCATACTTCTAGAAGCAGGAGGATATTTCGAGCAATCCAAAAGTCATGAAGAGATGATTATAAGAAATTTTTGTGTTGCATTATTAGAGAAAATGGGAATATGGATAACGGCAGAAAGTAGACAAGCAAGTATTCAGCAGGCCTTGCATGCTGCTTTTGAAAAGGATATAATAGAAAAAAATGAAAGACATGAATGATAATATTCGTTTTGCTGAAGCTGACTCAACTGGTGGATCTCTGGCGACCGGTGAAACCGACAATCGAACAGAGGGCCAGAAGAATAATCAGAATCAGTTACCCGAATGGATAGGCAATTTACCAGATGACCTTAAAGACAAAAACCTGGGACGTTTTAAAGAACCTTTAGATTTGATGAAATCCTATGTTGAACTTGAAGGAAAACTTGGTAAATCTATTCAGATCCCGGGATCCGGCGCTTCGCAAGAAGAGCAGGATAAGTTTTTCAAAAGGATCGGCCGCCCAGATTCACCGGACGGATACGAGCTCTCGAAAATAAAACTTCCTGAAGGAGAGAATCGAGACGAAACCGCCGAGGCAGAGTTTGCCAAAGAGATTTTCAAGCAGGGCTATTCAAAGAAGCAAGCACAAGAAACCTGGGCTTATCTTCTGAATATGGCTATAAACGCAAGAAAGAATCTTAAAAAACAACAGGCAGACAAACTGCAAGAAGCAAAAGACAAGTTGCGTGAAGATCTTGGTTCCGGATATGACGGAGGAATCAAGTTGATGCATCGGATTGTTAGTCGATTCGCCGATAAGGAAGCGCGAGAGTTTTTAGATGAAGGAATGGGTAATGATCCGCGTGCGATTCGTTTTTTGATCGCGATTGGAAAAACGATGAGTGAGGATACTTTAGAAGGCAGAATAACCAGCCCAAAAGAAAAGGAAGAGAAAGTAGAGAAAGGTGTTTTGTCTTACGATCAAAGCCCGGAAATGACAGGAGAAAATCGTTATCGAACGATAAAGTAACCGATCATATGAGGATCGGGAAGTCTAGATAATCTCAAGTGTAGACCTAGACCATCGGCAATCCTTGGTAACGCGGATTTTAGCTCACAAGGAGTAACCGATGGCTGAAAAAGAAGTCAACGATCTTGGCATTATAGAGATAGCCAAGCGTACTAACCTTGGAAACGTACTCACAACCAGTGAAGTGCTTTCCAAGAATAACGAGATTTTGCAGGATGCCGTGTGGGTGCCTGCGAACAATCTTGTATCTCACGTACATAGCCGCCGTCTCTCCCTCCCTGATGGTACCTGGCGTAAACTGAACGCTGGTGCCGAAGTCACAGCCAGTCAGACAAAACAAATCGTAGAAAATGTAGGAAGACTCGAATCCTGGAGCCGTATTGATGAGGCAACTCTATCGGCTTTACTTGGCGACAAAGTGAAGTTTAGAAATACGGAAGACGCCGCATTTATCATGGGTTTAGGACAAACCTTTGTAGAAACATTTGTAACAGGAGATACGTCAACCGATCCGGAAAAGTTCGACGGACTTGATGTTCGTTTGAATTCATCCGGTACGATGGTCACAAGTTGTGGCGGAAGCGGTACCGATCTTACTTCGGTATATTTAATCCAGTGGGGCGAAAATATGGTTCACATGGTGTATTTGCCGGACGAAGGTCATCCGAGTAAGGGATCGCCGGTCAAAGCGGCCGACCGCGGGTTGCAGTTGGTAGGCACAACCACACTATACGATGCCTATCATACGAAGTTCTCTCTCACGGCAGGTCTTGCATGTCATGACGACAGATGTTTGGGAAGACTGGCGAACATCGAAGACGATGCAGCCGGAGCGAACATTATAGAACCGGATTATCTGGTTCAAATGCTCAACGAAATGTTGTTTAGAGGCAAAGGATCGTATATGTATTGCCACCAGATCGTGCTTACGCAGCTTGACATTCTGGCAATGGATAAAGCGAACGTGCTGTACAACATAGGCAATTTGTGGGGTGAGCCAACAACGCGATTCAGGACCACGCCGGTACGGCATCTCGAATCTATTGGGATCGGCCAGAGCGCGGTAACTTGTTAGGAGGAAAAAATGATTGTTGATGAGAACCTTGAGTTTTCCGATGCACAGACTTTAGTTGCGGCCGCTGCTGAGATTACCAGTGAAGATACTGTTGATTTGCAGGTAGCCGATCCGCAGTATGGCGCAGGAACTCCGCTATGGTTAATTGTACAAGTTCATACGGCTGTTACTTGCACGGCAACAGCCGATCTCCAGGTGGATTTCAAACATTCCGACGATGGTTCTACGTGGGTCGATATTGTAGCAGCTAGATCGTTCTCTACCACGTTGGATCCATTAACCAAGGGTGGATATTTGATCGTGCAACCCTTGCCAGCTGCTTTGAGAAGGTATCTTGAGCTAACGTATACACCTAGCGCGACCCTGGATACAGGGGCGGTCAGTGCGTACATCTCGAACTGTGCGCCGAATACGACTATCTACGGAAAGCTTTCGTAAGGAAACGGATTGGGGAAGAAATTCCCCAATCCTTTATTAGAAGGAGAAAACAATGGCAAGAGCTTTCAACAGTGACAATGAGATGTGGACTGAAGTAAATACAATGATCGGTTCTTTGAAAGCTGCGAAGAATCTGACTACCCTGGAGCAAAATCGATTTTCTCA